GACTAGCTACCTCGCCACCTTCTCTAGCAATATCAGAAGCTTCGTTGCCTAGGTAATAAGCACCGCCAGCTCCGAGCATGTCTGCAATATTATCACCTGTAAATAAAGACATTAGTATGATCCTCCAGTAATTGTATCAGCAGTCAATGTGCCAGTTACGTTGACAGTAGTGGCAGTCATTGTTCCTGTTATTGTTGGACTAGCTGAGTTAGCTTTAGAGTTAACAGCGGTCTGGATGTTGTTAAACTCAGTATTGATTTCAGTACCCTTTACAATCTTAGCAGGGTTGCCAGAAGCTAAAGAGTCCTTAGTTGCGAAGTTAGTGGTTTTCGTATAATCGGACATTAGAGCATTCTCCCTACTAGAGCGTGTATGTCAATTTTCTGTATTGAAAAAGGTGAGTTGTTAATTTGAGCTTCAATGCCTACTGTAAGCACATTGCCGTTCCCTGAAGCGTTTACTTTAGGTGTGTTAACCACAACAGATCCTGTGTATTCTCCAGTAGTGTTATACTCTGCTATACCGTACTCAGCAGGTACACCGCTACCAAAAATAAATGCTTGCTTTGTGTAGCTTTCTGTGTAATCATATCCCCAGTTTAAGACAGTCTCTGTGCTTTGACCACCAATAATAGTCAAGTTAAACTTCTTTAAAAACTTCAAGTTAGCTGGACTCTGGAAGTCGTTAGGATTGCTAAAGTAACGCAGCTGATATTTATCCGTGTCGTCAAGATAGCTACCGTAGCGTATGATGCCTTCACTGTGTCCCATGTACAAAGAGTCGTCAGCAAACACAGTAAACGCAGTAGGCTCTAACGCTGTCCAGGTAGTAACACGAAACGACCCATTCTCTAAAGGCTGACGTACATCAAAGCAATACACAATATTACTGGACGGCAACGTCAGCAAGTAGAAAGCATGGATAGGGCTATAGATTGACTTAATCTCTTCTCTATGTCCGTTGACCTGTGCTTCTTCTTTTACAGCAGCCAGTAAGTCACTACGGACATTCATGCTAACATCACGTAGAGGTAGAGACTTCTCCTGGACTATCCTTCCTAAAGACATTATACCACGACTAGAAAGAAAAAGCAAGTCCGTTCCTGTACTTTGTATAGAATCTCTTGCAATACAGCCTGTGCCTTCAACTGTGTCATGTAAGGTTAAGTCTGAAGAAGGACTCTGAGCACCTGTAAAGATTAATACACTTCTTTTACCAAACACCAGCAAGAAGTTGTTGTGCTCAGCAAGAGCAACCACTTCATCGTATCCGTTAGGCCACACTGTAGTTAAGTTGATACTACCTGAAGATCCACCATGCCAATCATCACCAGCCAGCAACGAACTCCAATACACTGTGTATTTGTTATCAACAATGTCACACGACCACAGGCGTCCATAAGCAGCTAGTACATCGTTACCTTTTGGAGGTAAGTTTCCACCGGAAGTCGTTAAAAGCGTAAGCGTTGTTGAGCCTGCAACACTCTCTAAAGGAGCGTGCCCACTTTGAAAGAAGTAAACATCGTTATTAAAAGAAACAATCTTCCAGTTGTTGTCGCTAATGGTGTAACCAGCAGGCAGTGTTACTTCTGTTAAAGTAGTAGTCCCTGTAAATATCTTGTTGTTACCGACAGAGAAGACAGTGGTTACGTTAGTTACACTGACAAACTCAAATACGTTCTCAATGCCTCTGCTAGTTCCTAAGACATCTCCACCGTTAGTAGTTACCTTTGTATAGCCCTGGCGAGCACCTACGCGACCTAACTGATCAATAACACAGTTGTCAGCAATAGAAGCATATGCAGGGTCTAGTCCAATAGGTGAGTCTTGAGTGTTTATACCCAAGAAGCCTGGAGCTGCTATTGTAATATTCTGTAGTTGCTCAGCCATTATACAGTCGTCCAAATAGTCTCTTCAGGGTGTTTAGCAGCGTCGAGTGCTACAGCGTCTGACAGCGTTCTACCAGCCAGCGCAAACAACTCAGCAGCAGAAGTACCGCCTGTCTCTCCACGCTCTCTAGCGCCTAGTGCAGTAGCCAGCTGTATAACAGGAGAAGAAGGTATAAACATCTTGTCAGTGTCTTCTTCTAAGTCTGCTGTTCTTAACACCACGTTAAAATACAGGTTGTACACGCCGTTAGGAGCAGGGTAGACATCAACAGCGCTGTCGCCGTTAGTGTCGATACCGTTCCAACTATAGAACTGAGGAGCGCCTAGAGGTGGAGTCTCAATCAAGTAAGCTGCTGTCATCCAGTGTGCTGCACGATACTCCATGAACCAGTCAGAAGTGTCGTTAACAACGTCAAGAACTTTAATGCGGTCTTGAGAGCCTGTAAGGTTGTAATTAAAAACATCAGGAGTAGTGGTAACAGTCAACGTGCTTCGTAAAGCTGACCAATCCCAAGTGTCTTCTACAGTTCGCTTAGCATCATTAATAAACTCTCCAACAAGCTTAGAATAGCTGGTCTGTCCTACAGTGCTTACTTCGTCTTCACGAAGTCTCCGTAGAACACTGTTTACTAATTGTAGGTATGTCATTATTATCGCCTTCTAAAATTGTTAGAGTTTGTTAGCATTCCTTGCTGAGCAGGAGCTTGCAAGCCTCGTCGTTGTAGTTGTACATAAGGAGAAACTACCTGGTTACTGCCAATGTCTATTTTAGATTTAAACAAGTCTGCGAACAACATGTCAGTAGTTCTAGTAGGTGACATCATACCTTGTTCGCCTCTTTCACCCTGTACACCCTGTTCACCTTGATCACCTTGATCACCTTGTTCTCCAGTATCTCCATCTAGACCATCTATACCGTCTAAACCGTCTAGACCGTCTAGACCGTCTATACCATCTAGACCGTCTATACCAGCAAGACCGTCTATACCGTCTATACCGTCTATACCTATGCCGTCAACACCATCTATGCCGTCTATGCCATCTATGCCGTCTATGCCATCTATACCGTCTATACCGTCTACACCTACACCGCCTGTACCAGTTCCTGTGTCTGTTGTACCTGTTGTTGGTGTTGGTACAGGGTCTGCATCAATAGTAGAACCTAATGAAGAATCTGTAGGATCTTCGTAGAAGTCGCTAGGGAACAACGGATCTTCTTCTTCAGTTAGAGGCTCACCAGTCTCGTCAAGCTCAATAGGGGTGTCGTCTATAACAGGTTCTTCATACGCACCTTGAGCGTCTTCTAAAGATACTCCTGCTCGTAGCTCATCTACAAACCTGCCACCCATTGTGATGTATTCTTCAATAGGTATCTCACCTGCTAAGACACCTTCATACACCTGTCTTAACACTATGTCATCAGAGACTGGCGCACTGACGCCTGCATCTCCACCACCACCTGCACCGCCTCCAGCACTTGCTCCGCCTTCTGCTGCTCCTCCAGAAGTATCGGTAGGTGGTTCAAAGACAATAGGCTCTTCATCAAGCTCAAAGTCAGGCAGAGGCTGTTCGGTTTCAACTTGATCAGGCTGAGTGGCTATTATTTCCTCACCTGTTGCTGGATCAGTTATGGTTACTTCGGCAGCGGCTGCTTCTTCTTCAGCAACTCTAGAAGCTTCTTCTGCTTGTTCTTGAGCTACTCTAGCTTCCTCTGCAGCTCTAGCTTCCTCTGCAGCTCTAGCTTCTTCTGCAACTCTAGCGTCAGTAACGGCTTGAGCATCTGCAGCAGCCTGAGCTACTCTAGCTTCCTCTGCAGCTTGAGCGTCAGCTTGTTCTTGAGCTACTCTAGCTTCTTCAGCAACTCTAGCTTCTTCAGCAACTCTAGCAACCTCTACTCTAGCAGCTTCAGCCCTAGCTTCTGCTTCTCTAGCAGCCTTAGCGTCTGCTTCTGCTTGCAAATCTAACACAGCTTGTTTTTCTTTTTCAGCGTTTGCTACAGCTTCTTCTTCAGCAGCTTTGGCTTTTTCAGCAGCAACTCTAGAAGCTTCTTCTGCTTGTTCTTGAGCTACTCTAGCTTCCTCAGCTACTCTAGCTTCCTCAGCTACTCTAGCTTCCTCTGCAACTCTAGCTTCCTCTGCAACTCTAGCTTCCTCTGCAACTCTAGCTTCTTCAGCAACTCTACCTTCTTCAGCTATCCTGTCATCCTGGACTTCGTTAAAAACGTCTATCAATATATCAACAGTTGAGGAAGTAGAGTCTTCTGATAAAGAGTCTGTAGTGTCCTCAAAAAGATTATAAACAACACCATCTCCTTGGCCCTCAGCGGCGGCTTCTAAAGCAGAAACAGCGTCTAATACATCTTGACTTACAGAGGTGCTTAAATCAGCGTTCTCTGCAAACTTAGCAAGATCAATTCCCATAAAAGTAGTTGTAACACCACTTGCTGCAATTGAGGAATTATAAGCTGCGTCGTATATAGAAGCTAAATCAGGAGGTATAAACGTGCCAGCAGGCATCCCAGAAGCGTATGCGTTATACTCCGCAATAGCAGAGTCAACAGCGGCGTTACCAGCTACATCTGCTTTAGCGCCTGCCTCTGCTGCATCAAAACCCTTAGCCTGAGCAACCTCTCCCAGACCTGCTATAGCTAAAGTAGCCCAGTCTTCTGCGTGTAGAGTCTCTCCGTTAGCTGCTTTTAAACCTGTTAAAATAGCAACGCCTGGTAGACCAAACGCTGCAGCAGCCATCTTAATAGGAGTGCTGTTTAGGAACCAGGTTAATGTGCTTTCATCAAAATCATTGGTAGGTGACTGACTTCCTATTTTATAGTTAAAAGTATTGTATTGATTCTGGCCTGATACTTGGTCAGGAAATAAAACAACTTCACTGTAAAAACTAGGGTTGTTTGCAGAGTGAGAAGGAGCTGCGTATAACTTTCCGTTGTCTATTATATAAACATCTGTATTATATTTATCGCCTGCCATTAAAGTCTGAGCAGAAGCGTTTAAGTATTCGTCTTTATCTAAAGCGCCTGACTCATACAAGGAGCTTAAAAACTTTATCTGTGATGTTTTGTACAGCTTGCCATATTCTTCTGCAAAAGCTTCTGGATCTTCTGATGCTAGAGTGCTTAGGTTAGTTGCCTGCCAGTCTGTGATTTCATTGTCTAACTTAGAAGTTAACTCAAACATCTGATCGTCAGTTAGAATTTTATTACCAAAATCTGCCGAAGTAATACCGTATTTTTTAAGAAGATTAGTTTGCGTAGAAAGTGCTTTTTCTTCGTCAGTGAATGTGCTGTAAATTTCAGAGTTAGCTGCTCTTTGGGGCGCGTTAGCAAGACGTTGTAAAGCAGCTTCAACAGAACCTATTTCGCGTTCTCGATCAGGATCAGGAGCGTCTAAACCGTATACACCGTATCGGCTAGAGAAATAACTATCATCTTTATTGATAGCTGCGTTTTTCCAGTTAACAGGGTTAGCTACGGTGCTTGGAGCTTCTAAAGGAAGAACTGTTACAGGAGGCAGCACAGCCGTCCCAGCAGCTATTCTACGTAATGCTTCTTCTTCAGCAAGTCGTCTTGCTTCTTGTCTTCCTCGATTACGAGCCATTCTTACTTCCTCATCTGCATTATTTTATCAACTCCGCGTATACCGAAGCTAGATGATATAGCTATAAACAGCAGGTACTGATACCACTCAGGTAATTTCTCTAGTGCTTCAAAAGCTGTAGCTACTCTAGCAATGATTGTAACATCATTAGCAGCAATAGCATAGCCAACCATGAACACAGGGATCGCTAATACAATAGTCCAGAACTCATCTTTCCAGGAGTCCTTAGAAGCATCAGCCATCTTAGCCTCCCAGTCAGCATCGTTCTCAATCACTGACATCTTACGAGCGTGTGTAGCTTGCTTCTCTTCAGCTTTGTTGCTTAAATAGCTTTTAGCGAGTCCCGCCACTGGCCCAATAATTGCAGTAAAGATGCTCATTTTGTACGCCCTAGTAAACTTTGTACAGTATCTGACTCATATATACGTATACCTAACCAGATTATAGTCAGTATGGAAGCTGTTGGAGGTAGCCACGCAGCCATTGACATTACAGCAGTAGAGGCAGCTGCTATCC